TTCGTTAACCCATCCGATAATTCGCTCGGGCGCGTGTTCCGCCCATGCCTCTTGCATCAGGCGCTTGAACGGCTCTACCGTGCCGCCCCATCCGCTAGGCTTGACGCCGATGTGAACATGGAGAACGCCCACCCGCGCAGCCCAATGAAACACAGCGCAAACAGGCCCATCGGCGTGATACATCACCAGATCCGGCGACACGTCATGGTCAAGCAACGGCAGCCTGTTTTGCGATGGATGCGCAAAGAACGCTTCGGCATCCTCGCGGCTAATCCTCAACCGCTTGCCGCCAATATCGCCACAATAGCCGCTCTAGCCTCTGCGTCTATTGTTGCGCCCCCTACAGGTGCTACAATGGCGGCAATGGCCTTTAGGCGGGCTTCTGATGCGTCTATGCGCGCCTCTAGGCTGCGAAACAGCTTGATGCCGTCGAGGTTAAGTGACCCGTTGGCGTTTACATAGATGAAGCCTGATTTCGCGCTCATGCCAGTCGTACCCTGCAATCCGCATAAATCGGCACAAGCGGGCCTGTCATGGATAGCCGGGCCACAAATAGCCTGTGCCTGCCCAGCGCCTTGTATATCGAACGCTGGTCAAACACGCCCACACCGCCAAGGGGCAGTTGCTGCGGCAAGCCAAATACAATCCCATCGCCAAACGAAAGCGCAATGGAGCCAGTCTCAAAGCCCGCGCCCGTCATGATTTCCAACTCGGCAACCGTAAACCATTGGAAGTCATTCTCTAGCGGCAGGCTGGTGGCCTCGCGGTAAAGCGGTTCCCCTGCATCAAGCTGGCTTTCGCGTAGGGCATACAGCCCGCCGTCATCGCCTGCCACAACCCAATCGCCCAGCTTTGCGGCCTTACGGCAGCGCCACGGCAAGGCAAGCGGCCCCTCTGCGCGCTCGAACCAAACCTTTGTTGCAAGGTCCAGCACCCACGCGGGTCGATCCGAAAACGTAATGGCGCAAAACTTATGGCCGCGCTCATCCCAGAATGTGCAAGATTGCGGTTCACCGTCACGAATGGCTGATGTAACAGCAGGCGTTGAAACTGGAATGGCTTCATTGCCAGCCATCAGATAGGCAATGTCATCACTGCCAACCACAAAGATTGCATCATCCGCAGCACAGACCAGCCCGAACGATTTCAAGCCGCGCTCGATCACAACGCCAAGCGGGCCAAAGGCGTTTGCACCTGATCCGGCTGGCCCCCATATTTCGGTGGTTTTCTCGCCAAACAGATACAGGTTGTTGCCAATGACAAAGCCGCGAATGGTCGCATCTTCGCGCGCCTCAGCCACAGCAAAATTCAGGCCGGGGAATGTCGTTGCGTCTGCGATTTCAGACCATGCAAACGTACCGCTGCCAATCTCGCCAATGATGGTGCGGCCTGCCAAGTATTCAACCCACGCTACGCCATCATCAATAGGCCCTGTGGCGGGGCTGGATAGCGTTGATGTCGGTATATCCCAATGAAAGTATGCGCCGCCAATGCAGCCCGTAACAGCGCCCAGATTGCGCGATAGGTTGGCTGTCTGCCCTGCGGCAGTATCGCCCAGCCGCACCACGGATGTCAGTGTGGCGCGAAACAGCCCGCTCGGGGAAATGGCATACAGAAAGCCGCCATCCTCAATCATGTCGCGGATAAACACGCCATCAATCTGGCCTATCTCGGTCATGCCATAGACGGGCCGCAAAAGCGCTGTTGTGCGCCCCTCCTCACCTACAGGCTCCGGGTATAGGTTCAACAACCGCGCGGGGTTGCTGGCAATGCTCGTGCTGTCGCGCGCGCTGGACCGTACAAAAGTCAGCCGGGGCATTAGATGGTATACCTTGGATACACAGCACCGCGCACAAGCGACAGATTCATGTCAGCCGTTGGAATAACCATATAAGCAGCGCGCATCTTGATCATGAAGGATTCCATGTCAAAGCCCTGCGCGGAAAACTCGGGGGCGATCCGGCTGGCAAGGCAAAACACAGTGCCTTCACGAAACGCCGGGGCCAAGGGAAAATCTGCGGTTGATGCGAAGTCAGTGACTGTCGCAAACGGCACGTTATTAGGCGCGGCATAGGCATAAATCCCATCAAGCACCCATGCGGTCAGCATGAGGTTAAACGCCTCTAGCCCTGCGGCTGCCTGTTCGGCGCTCAGCGGCTGGCCATAGCCTGCAATGCCAGCCTTGCGGTAAGCAGCGGCGATAATCTCGGATATTTTCATGCGGCACCTATGAAAAAGGCGGGGCCATTACAGCCCCGCCAGTTGCGATTTAACCCCAGAGGCGGGTAGCCAAGTCAGGATAAATTGCCTTCCAGCCGTACAGAATATCCATACGGATGATGTCGTTGTCGGAATCAATGTCGTAGTCCTTGATGACACGAATCGACAAGCCGTTGTGCGACTCGCGCGCCTTGAACGAAGCGCCATCAGGCATTTCAAGCGGGCAAGTGACCAGAGCAAAGGCATTTTTGTGAAAGCCCATGTTCTGCGGGTAAGCAACGCCGCCCGTACCGCGCACAGTCATCACCGCATTGTCAGCAGGTGCCGCCGAAACGGTCTGCTGCGGGCCGCTGATGATGATGGGCGGGCAGATGGTAAGCGTTGCCGGGCCTGTGGACGCCCCGGATGTAGCATTAGCCAGCACAGAGAACTGCTGGAGGTATGGCATCACGCGCTTGCCTGTTGCGCCTTCACCCGGAACCGGGTTGACCGCAAACACGCCTGCAATGGTGAACACGTCGCCAGCCCGCAAGATGTTGCCTGTTGAGTTGGTCCAACCGTCTGTAATCAAGGACTGAGACCAGTTGGTGCCAACAGCGGCGGCGTAGGTCACGCTTTGCGATGCACCGTTAACCAATGGCGTACCAGTGGCAACGCCAACGGTATGCACAGCGATATTCTGGCTGTCGAAGGTTGCGAATTTGGCAATCTTGCCAATCATCGCGTCCTCATAGGCTGACTTGCCCATCGTGCCAACGCTGTCTAGCGTCAACTGATTGCCTGCAACCGCATAGCGCGCGGCTGGGTTTAGGACCATCGTGCGGCGGTCAGCAGGTACAGCCATTTCGTCCAGGCGTTGGGCCGCGCCACCAAGGGCCGCAAAGTCTGCGGGGGTGGTGCCTGGCGTGCCTGTCGAGTTCCACACGTTTTGATACAGGTTGTATCCTGCAAGGTCCATCGTTTGCGCCAAGGTCACAGCGGCGGGCTTGATGTAGCGCTCCGAGTAATCCTCAATCGAAAGCGTCAGATCCTGCGTGGAGAAGGACCACGACACGTGCTTGCGCTGGTCAATCGTGATCGAGGTGTTCTTCTCTTCCACGTCTTGGTTAACGCGGGTTGCGCCGTCAGATGTGACAAACTTGACCGGGCGGCGGATCGAAACAGTCGCGCCTTGACCGCCGGAGAAGTCGTTTTTGTATTCGCGGTGAACCTGATTGGACAGCACGAGGTTGTTTTCAAGCTGCATAAGCGCCTCCTTGGCGATCATGCTAGGGGTGACAAGAGTGTTGGGCATCGTATTTGTTCCTTGTTAAATCTCGCCTGATTTCCGCTTTGCCCGGTATTCTTCATTGGACATTTTGGAGGGGTCGATGATCGGGCGCGCGCTGCCCCGAATGGGGGTTATGGGGTCAGGCGCTGTGGATTGGGTTTTCGCGCGGGGCAGGGAAAGCCTGGCTTCCATTCGGCCAAGTTCTCGGGCTGCCTGCGTGGGTGACATCTGGGAAAGGGCGCGGGCCTTGTCTGGGTCACGTCCCAACGCATAGGCCAGATCGTGCGGGCTGTCGCTTTCGAGGATCATTTGCGAAAGTTGATGCGAAACAACATCGCCGCGCTGCGCAACGGCAAGCACTGCATCGAAGTCTGCATAGCGCGCCCGTGCATCGGGGATGCTTTCCCTAAAGTCGGTCGCGCGTTCGTCCATTCGCATCTGGTCGGCCATCTGTCGCGCTTGCTTATGCGCTTCAATTTCGCCGCTGATCTCACGCTCTTGATAACGGGTGGTCGCCTGCGTGCTATGCCAAGCCGCTTTAGCCGCCACGTATTCAAACGCGTCTTTGTAATCATCCTCTTTGGGTTCTGCCTCGGCACCATAGTAGGCTTTGAGTTTTGCAAGGCGGGATTCCGCATCGCGCGCTCTATGCTCAGACTGCTGCACCTCATCCCTAGCCCGACGATCAGCCGCATCTCTGCGGTCACGGCGGGCTTTGGATTTCGTTTTCTGCTCCTCGGTTTCCTCAACCGGGGCGGGCTGGTCTCCCTGCCCTTCTGTGTTTTCCGTTGCTTCCAACGTCTCCGACTGATCGGACACTGCAACATCCTCGGCTGCCCCTTGAAGGGCTGCCAATTCCTGTTCGCTCATGTGGGTGGTTCCTTAAAACTGGTTGCCCGATTGTCCCGGGATGACCTCAATACGAGGAGCATTGATTTGGACCCGCATCTCTTGCAGTTCCAACATTGACTTTTCAGCATCGGCGCGGGCCTTATCAGCGTCCGCCTCTGCCTTAGCCGCATCAGCCTCAGCCTCAGCCATTCCAGCCGCAGCCTTGCGCATTTCAATTTGCTGCATGGCCTGCTGCATCTGCATTTGCTCGGCTTGCTGCTGTTGGGCCATCTGCTGCTGTTGCTGCATTTGCATGGCCTTTTGCGGGTCCTGATCATCGCCCTCATCTTCTTCCAACACGCCAGGCGGGAGGGTTTTCTTGAGGCGGGCCGATATGCGGTCTGCATCCGGCCAATCCTGCGCGCCTGCCACCAAGTCAGCAATCAGCGGGGCCGCGGCTGGGATGGCCTGCATAAAGCTGGTCATGCCATCGCTGGCCTCCTGCTTTTTGTTGGCATAGGTCGGGCCAACGCTAATCCGCACGGCATAGCGGCCCACGGTCATGTCATTGACGTATTGCGGGCCTTCCTGCGTCATTGTGATGCCGTTGATGGCGACCATTTGCTCCTGATCATCAGCGCCCAGAATGCGCACAACGCGCTCCGAGTCGTAAACCTCGCCAATCATCGAAACCATGATATGCCCAGCGTGCGCCACGGCCTTGACCATGTTGTCAGAATAGACTGACGTGGCGATGTCAGCCTCGCGCTGTCTGCTTTGAATGGCAATGCCGCTTGTCTCATTGGACCGCGCGCCCAAGCTGGCGTCATGAATGCCCGTGGTGCGCTTGATGTCCTCAGCCGCCATCTGCGCCTCGGATACAAGCGCCTGCGATGCTATGGGCGGGCTTTCGCGGCGGGGCGGGCCCGGCGCGCGCTCATCCGGGTTATACGGCAGATACGGGCGGTTGGCAGTGTTGGCCTTCGCCCATATAGCCTCTAGGCCCGCAACCTGCTTGCCAGTGACCATGTAGGGTGCGCGGGGCTGTAGCAGCGTCATCTCTACGCTGGTGGTGCGCATGACGTTGTAGACCATCAAGGCGTCCTTAGCGTGCCGGATGACGCCAGAACGATACACCTCCTCGCCGTTGTGTATCTCCTCGCCAGTCACAGCAATCACGGGGATAAACTCGCCGGGAATCTTAATCGGGCCTTCCAACACCTCGTCGCCGCTCATCTTTGCCCACATTACGCGGGGCTTCCTGACCTTGCGCTTGCGGGCCAACTCCAAGCCAGCGGGAAACGGGCCTTTAATCATCTGGCCCATTGCCGTGATGGCGATTTCGTATTCATCGTATTCTTTGTGGAAATACTCAGCCACGACCACGTTATCAGGCGATGACCAGTTGTATGATGGCTCAATCGACTTGTGGTCGCTGGTCCAGTCGCGCAGTGCCGCCTTGGGATATGCCGCCTTGAACGCATCGCGGCTCATTTCCTCCACCACAAACGCATATTCCGCATCCTTGCGGGTTGGGTCTTTGGCGCGTGGGTCGTAGAACACCGAAAACGGGTTAAACACCCGCTCAATAATCAAGTGCTGGTCAAAGCCCTCATAATCGCAAAAGTCGGCGCGGATGCGAAAGTGACCAATGCCGCACAGCGCCGCGCTTTCGGCTGCACCCTCATAGACGCTTTGCGCATCGCAGCGGTATTCGATTTCGCGGATCAGGCCCTCATAGACCTCGGCAACTTCCTTTGTGGCCTTTGGGTCGCCTGCTGATACCTTCACGGCTGGGTTTAGGTTGCGGATCTGGCCCGTCACCTTGCGCACCTGCTGCGGCGCGCTGTTGAATGTCAGGGTCGGCTTATTCTCAATCTCGCGCTGCCTGCGGTCCTGTGCATCCCATTGGCCCTCGCCCGTGGTGAACTTGATGTCGCTGGAACCGCGCTCGATATGAATGCGCTCACAGTTCTGCGCCTCATCCATGCGCTGCTTTGCTTCTTTTAAGATGTCTGATTTATTCAACTCATCCACCCTTGGCCGCGCGGTATTGCGAATTGCGATGCGTCTGGAACGCGATCAGTGATTTCCGGGAATAGGTCTGTAAATGCCCAGACCAACGCATCAACGCGGTCGGGGCTGTAACCTTGTGATTTGCGGTCAAAGCCTGTTGTGAAGCTGCACATCTGCGCTTCCAATTCATCAAACTCGCCGCAATGGCTGATCTTGCCGCGCTCGTATAGGGCTGCGATGGGTTCGGCCCTCGTGACCTTGCCCCGCGTTGCCCTGACTGCGGTGTATGGGATGTCAGGCCGGATTGCCCGCAGCACCGCCTCCACCATATCGCCGCCGTTGTTGACTTCGGCCACAATGCGATCAGCGCCGTATTGGTCAAACAAAGAGATTGCGCGCCTTGCCCATTCTTCGGGCCGGAACCGCGCGCTTTCATCATCCAGCACATAGCCTTGGCCGTCTATATCAACGCCCGCCGCCACAATGCCCGTCTCATCCGATCCGATTTCAGCCGTGGCTGCCGGGTCAATGGCAATAACAATGCGGCGCATATCCGTTGGCATCTCTGCGCGCTTTATATAATCACGCCGCCACAGCGCATCATCCGTGTCGCTGCTGAATTGACCGTGGAAAAACCGCTTGCGGTGGCGCTCTGGCATAGCCTTGAGGCTTTCCAGATAATCGGGCAGCAAGTTTTCGGCGTTGTCCATCGGGTTAGCAACGCCCGTCCTGTAATCGTCAGGATTGGGTATCAGCCCGCCTTCTGGGTGTACCTTGTCAACAAATAGGCGATAAGTCCAATGCGCCTGCGTGGTTGGGTTCAAGTCAACATAGCTGCGGAGCGGCAGCGGGCCGCGCCCCTCGATCCGTGCTATGTTTTGCGCAAGCCGTGTCTGCGCAACCATGTAGCTGGATAGCGGTATCTCTGACGCCTCGTTAAAGTACAGGGTGGCAAATTCCTTGCCCAGCACCTTATCAACGCGCTCTTTGTCATCCAGCCCCGCAAGCCAAATCTCGGACTTATTTTCTAGCGCAAAATACCCATCCTGCTCGTGCCACTTGTATGCAACGCCGGGATAAGCCAGCGCCAGAACCTTCAACATCGTGTCCTTGCCGATGGATTGCTTGACGGCCACCCCGTGGCGGCGAAAGATTGCGTGACGGCTGCCTGGTGCCATTAAGGCGCGGGTGGCTATGGCGTAGCACAGTAAAAAGGTCTTGCCCGACCTTGAGCCACCATAAATCAGCGTGTGCTTATGTGGGCCTGCTAGTAAGTCTCTCAGGTTGCATTGCTTTGCTGTCAGCTTAAAGGGTTGCGTCATTGGCCGCGATTGTGATGGTCAGCTTGTTGCCATCCGCATCGGCTAACTGTGTAGGCAGCACCTTGCCCAGAAGCGCCAAGAACGGGCCGGGGTTTTCGGTCGCCTGCAATGTCAGGTATCCGACGATCCCACCTCCCCCGCCTGCCGCCTCTGCTGCTTGCAGAATGGCATCCTTGAGTAAAGCGGTTGTTTTATTGGGAACGCCTTTAACCCGGCCCTTGCCACGATTTCCCGCAGCTTGGCCTACTTTGGGGGCCTCGACCATATTACACGCAGCGCCCCGAGCGGGTGATGGACGCGAAAAACTCGCGCGGTGAAATGTCTGGGTTTACCAGCAAGCCTGCCGCCAAAAGCCGCCCACGCCTAAGCAGCGCCCATTGCTCCATTGCTCCAGCCGACTGCGGGCTTTCGCCAAATAACACGACGTAATCCGTGCCTAATGCGAGGCTGTGTACTTCTTTCTGGAATTCTTCGCTTGTCATGTTGTATCCTCCGGGCTGCCCTTGGGGCTGCCTGCATGAGTGACGTGTTATACGATGTTGATAAGTGAGACT